GGTAGTTACACAGGAAATGGAAACGCAGATGGTACGTTTGTTTATACTGGGTTTAAACCAGCTTGGGTTATAGTTAAAAGAACAGATACAACAAACAATTGGTTAATGTACGATAATAAAAGAAATACTTTTAATCCAGAAAAAAGTTTTTTATTAGCTAATACTAGTGATGCAGAAGCAGATACAGCTACATCACAAGCAGATTTTTTAAGTAATGGTTTTAAATTAAGAGGAACAGGAAATATTAACAATGGCTCTGGTGGAACATACATCTACATGGCTTTCGCAGAAAACCCATTTGTATCAAGCACAGGGACACCTGTGACGGCGAGGTAATTATGGCTAGAAAAAATGGAGGCATCATCGGTCCAGCAAACATTCCAACAGGAGCATTCGGCTCCGCGCCTGGAGTTTGGAGTTTAACGGAAGTTAAAAAATATATTAACGAAGGCATCTGGCCTGTTGCAACATCAGGATTCCAAGTTCAGAATTCATTGAGATTTGATGATGGGAGTAGTGATTATTTAAATAGAACACCAGCTAGTGCTGGAAATAGAAAAACTTGGACTTGGAGTAGTTGGGTTAAACTTTCAGATGAAACAACTAATCCTATTTTTGGTTGTTATACAGCTTCTGACACATTCCAAAATGATATAGCAGTATATAGTAATAATTCATTAAGAGTATCATTAACAAATAACGGAACAGCTTATCAAGGAAATTTAACAACAAATCAGGTTTTTAGAGATTTTTCTGCTTGGTATCACATAGTTGTTGCTATAGATACAACACAAGCAACATCTTCAAATAGAATGAAATTATATATTAATGGTTCACAAGTAACATCATTTTCTACAGAAACATATCCATCACAAAATTATGAATCTTATTATAATTCAACAATACCTCATAACATAGGTTTGAGACAGCGTTATTCTGAATATTTTAATGGTTATATAGCAGAAGCAGTATTCATTGACGGACAACAACTAGACCCAACATCATTCGGCGAGACCGATGCAACCACTGGCAACTGGGTCCCTAAAGACGTATCAGGCCTCACGTTTGGTACTAATGGATTCTATTTACCTTTCCAAAACTCAGCAGCATTAGGACAAGATGATAGCGGTAATGGTAACAACTTCACCGTCAATAACCTAACTTCTATTGACCAGTGTACAGATTCGCCTACCAATAATTTTGCGACTATGAATCCATTAGGTAGATCGGGAAGCGGCACTACGGGTTTACCTACATTTAGCAATGGAAATCTTACTGTGGCCATGTCATCAGATACTTTTGCTTACTCAACTTTGGGTGTGTCACAAGGAAAATGGTATTTTGAATATAAACAATCAGAAAATACAGCAGATAATCAAGGTTATCCTATTGTTGGATTTAATACAACAGGCATAGGAGCAGCTGGAGATACAATAGGTTTTAGAACACCAAGTGGAAGTAATTATAGAGGACAATTAGGAACAACTAATGTTGATAATGCTTTTTTATCAGCAAGAGTAGCTAACGATATTTTTGGATTTTATCTTGATTTAGATAACTCTACTTTAATTATTCATAAAAATGGAAGCACTTATATGAATACAGGTTACACAAGTGGTTTAGACTGGTCAGGTGGACTTACGACAACAAATGCACAAACGGGTTTTTATTTTCCTTATGTTCAAAGTAATACAGCTAACGCCTTTACAGATAGTTTTAATTTTGGAAATGCACCTTTTACTGTATCATCAGGAAACACAGATTTCCATAACCTAGGTAATTTTGAATATTCTCCTACTATTAATGGAGTAAATTACCTTGCAATCTGTACAAAAAACATAGGTCTGGTAGGATAACATTATGGCATATTCAAATATCGATAAACCGAATCAGTATTTTGATACAGCTACTTATGCTGGTTCAGAAAGTAGTCAAGATATTACTTCTTTAAATTTTCAACCTGATTGGGTTTGGATTAAAAATAGAACTACCACACCTTCACATCAATTAACAGATGTAGTTAGAGGAGTTCATAATGTTATTTATAGTAATCTAACTAATGCAGAAAATCAAAGTTCAAGCCAAGGTGTAGGTGCTTTTTTATCAAATGGTTTTCAAGTAGATGGAAATATAGGAGGTGTAAATGATGGTGGGTCAAATTTTGTAGCATGGAACTGGTTAGCTGGTGGCACAGCATCATCAAATACCGACGGAAGTATTACATCTAGTGTGTCAGCTAATACTACAAGTGGATTTAGTATTGTGTCTTATACTGGTAATGGAACAGGTGGAGCAACAGTTGGTCATGGAATAGATACTCCAAAAATGATTATTGTAAAAAATAGAGATGATACTGACAGTTGGGAAATTTATCATGCTAGTTTAGGTGAAACAAAATATTTACAATTTACTATTGCTGCGGCTGGAACAAATACAAACAGATGGAACGATACTTCGCCAACATCTTCTGTATTTAGTTTAGGTACGGAAGCTGGAGTAAATCAATCTGGTGAAAATTTTATCGCCTACTGTTTCGCAGAGAAAAAAGGATTTAGCAAGTTTGGTTCTTTCACAGGTAATGGAAGCACAGATGGTACATTTATCTATACTGGGTTTAAACCAGCTTTTTTTATTCATAAAAAAACTAATTCTACATCTAATTGGTATTTGTATGATAACAAAAGAACTCCTTCTAATATTGTTAACAAAGAAATATATGTAGAGTTATCAAATGGAGAGGCTTCAGTAGATAGATTAGATTTTGTTTCTAATGGAGTAAAATTTAGAAGTAGTACTAGTAGTTTTAATGGTTCAGGAGATTCATACATCTACATGGCATTTGCTGAAAACCCATTAGTAGGCTCAAATTTAGTGCCAAATAATGCGAGATAATTAATGAAATTAATATATAGACAAAACTTAAATTTTAACTTAAAATAGGAGACAATTATGTGGGCAAAAGTAGAAAATAACCAAGTCGTCAAAGTCAACTCAAGACTAGAGTCATTCTCGTCTGCAGCTCCAGCATGGAATGCAGCACAAAGAGCAGCGAACGGTATTTATGAGGTGGTGTATGATACTTCAAATTTAAAAGACACAAGATTTTATATCAATGGTGCTGAAAGTTTTACTTTCGCAAATGATAGGGTTACAGCATCTTATGCACCTGCAACTGGAAAAGCACTCGATGATGTGAATGCAGTTGATGAAGATAACAACCCTGTCTTAGATGAAGATGGTGTTCAAATCGTAACACCAGGTGTTAAAACAAATGAAAAGAATCAAATTAAAGCACAAGCTGCTGGATTATTACAATCTACCGATTGGTATGTGGTAAGAAACGCAGAATCAGCAACAGCGATTCCTGCAGATGTTACAACATTCAGAACAGCGGTTAGAACAAAATCTAATGAAATGGAAACTGCAATTGATAACGCAGCAACCATTGAAGCCGTAGAAGCGTTATTTACTTACACGGTTGGCGAAGATGATGAATCTTCAAGACCTTTAGGTGAGTGGCCTAAGCTTTAATTATTTCAAATTTTGTAGTATAATTTTTGTTTTAATGGATGTATAAGGAGAATTATGCCATTAACACAATTAACATTTCAACCAGGAATAGACACAGAAAACACTGAAACTGGTGCGGAAGGCCGTTGGATTGACTGCGACAAAGTAAGATTTAGAAAGGGACTTCCTCAAAAAATAGGTGGATGGACTAAACAAACTGAAGATTACTATGTAGGCGTAGGACGAGCTTTATTTACATGGTTTGATTTATCTGGATTTCGTTATGCTGGAATAGGTACAGATAGAAAAGTTTATGTTTATCGTGATGGTACAGATTTAGATATTACTCCAATTCGTCAAACAAATGCAATTACTTCCGTTTTTGATACAACAGCAACTTCTGCTAATATTACAGTTAATCATACAGCTCATGGAGCAAATGTAGGCGACTTTATTACTGTTTCAAATTGTGATGCTTCAGTAGGAGGTATTACCGCTAGTAATGTAGACGCTGAATATGAAATACTGTCAGTTACTAATAACGATGCTTATGTCATTCAATCTAATCAAACAGCTACAACAAGCAATACTAATGTAGCAAATTGTACAGTTGCATATCAAATACCAGTAGGACCTAGTGTACAAACTTTTGGATTTGGATGGAGCGCCGGTCCATGGTCAGCAGAAGCATGGAATGAACCACGTTCAAGTTCTATTATCGATATTGATATTCGTCAATACAGTTTAAATAACTGGGGAGAAGATTTAATTGTAACAGTTAAAGATGGATCAAGTTACGAATGGGACACATCAAATGGAACAGCTATTACTAATAGAGCTTCGTTAATAGCAAATGCTCCAACTAGATCAACTTTATCAGTTGTATCAAACGATACTCGTCACTTAATTTGTATGGGTACAGAAACTACTATTGGAACACCCGATACTCAAGATAAAATGTTTATTCGTTGGTCAGATCAAGAAAATTATAACTCATGGGAGCCTAATGTAACGAACTCAGCAGGTTCACAACGAATTGCCGGAGGATCAGAGATTAGAGCTGCAGAGACCTCTAAGGGTCAAATATTATTTTGGACAGATACAACACTTAACTCTATGGCGTTTATTGGACCACCTTTTATATTTGGGTTTCGTCAACTCGGTAGTGATTGCGGAGCTGTAAGTTTAAATAGTACAATCGTTATCGATGATGTTGCTTATTGGATGTCTGATGGACAATTCTTTAGATACGCAGGTGCTGTTCAAGAAATACCTTGTACTGTTTTAAATCATGTTTTTGATGACATTAATAAAACTCAATACTCACAAGTTTATGCAGGACAAAATGCTGAGTTCTCTGAAGTGATATGGTACTACTGCTCGTCATCCTCGGATCAAGTTGATAAGTATGTTATATTTAATCATGCTGAAGGTAGCTGGTATTTTGGATCATTAGATAGAAGTACATATGTTGATCTAGGAGTATATCCGAATCCTTTAGCTACTCAATATTTAGCTAATTCTACAGCAAATACATTTACACAAATTAATGGGCTTACAGCAGGACGAAGTCTATTATATAATCATGAAGATGGTGTCGATGCTGATGGTAGTGCTTTATCAGCTTATATAGAATCAGGTGATGGAGATTTAGCAGATGGAGAAAACTTTAGCTTTATTAATAAAGTTATACCCGATTTTAAAAATCAAACAGGAAATGCCGTCATTACTTTAAAGACTAGAGATTATCCAAATAGTACACAAGTTGATGGAGAAGCTATAACAGTATCAAATACAACACCTTTTTATAACTCAAGGATTAGAGGACGACAAGCTGCGATTAAGATAGAAAATTCAGAATTAGGTAGTAATTGGAGATTTGGTACATTAAGAATCAATATAAGACCCGATGGAAAAAGATAAATATACTATTAGACAAGCTCGTATTGACGATGCTGTAAGGATTAGAGAACTACTTAAAACGTGGTTAGAAGAAGCTCCATTTAACTTTGGAAATACAAATAATAAAAAAGCTCTTGATAATATTATATTTTACATTCGTAATAGTTTTGTTATAGTAGTCGAATATGAAAATGTTATTGTTGGTACTTTAGCTGCCACAATAGACGAAACTTGGTATAGTGACAAAAAGTTTTTAAGAACTTTATGGTTACACGTGAATCCACAGTATCGTAATTTTCATATTTTTAAAGCTATGATGTTAGTCTTTAAAGAACATGCATTGGCTAAAAAAGTTACAGCCATATGTGAAATATTTCAAGGTAAAGACGTTGCAAGAAAACACAACGCTTTTACTAAACTAGGTTTTGACGTAATAGGAGGAACATATATAGTCAATGGGTAGTATCTTTAAACCATCAACAACTGTCGTTCAAGCACCACAACAAAGCACAACGAGTTATCAAATTCCTGAATACTTTAAAGAAATTCAAGAAAGAACTTTAAGACGTGCAGAAGAAGTTGGATCACGTCCTTATGAAGCTTTTACAGGTCAACGTATCGCTCAACTTACACCAGAAGAAACTATGGCGGGAGATGTTGTATCTCAACAAATACTTCCAGCTGCTGCTAATTTAGGAGCTATTGGTCAACAAACTTTTGATGTTGCAACTGCTCAGCAGTATATGAATCCTTATCAAGAACAAGTTATTCAATCTACATTAGGAGATATTCAAGAACAATATGGTCAAGCTCAAAGAGCATTAGGAGCACAAGCAATTGGTGCAGGTGCTTTTGGTGGTTCAAGATTTGGAGTAGAAAGAGCTTTAGGTCAAGAAAGATTTTTAGAACAAGTAGGTGATGTTTCTTCAAGATTAAGACAAGCCGGTTTTGAATCAGGCGCACAACGATTTGCTGCAGATAGAGCAGCACAATTAGGTGCAGCACAAGCTCAACTTGGTGGATTAACTCAAGCTGCTGCAGGTTTATCTCAATTTGGAGCAATTGAAAGAGGTATCGAACAAGCGGGTCTTGCTGAAGCTTATAGAGATTTCATTGAAGAAAGAGAATATCCAACAGAACAAGTTAGACAAATCGTTGGTGCATTATCAGGGGCTCCAATTAGAACTTACGGAGAAGAAAGATCAGGTTTCGTTGGAACACCAGTATCGGGTCCTAGTGTATTTGGTCAAATTGCAGGTGCAGCAGGTGCGTTTATGTCTGATGTAAGATTAAAAGAAAATATTAATTTAATTGGAAAATCTCCAAGTGGTATTAATATTTATAACTTTAACTATAAAGGTTACTCTAATAGATATCAAGGTGTTATGGCTCACGAGGTTCCTTATGCTTCTATTGAAACTAATACTGGCTATCTTGCGGTAGACTATAATAAGATTGATGTAGAATTTAAGGAGCTAAATTAATGTCAAGTGAAAATTTAGGAAACGCAGAAGTAGAAACTAACGATACTAAAGTCGAAGTTGAAATGACAGGTCAAGGTTTAGCTAAACAATTTAGCCAACTTGATTCTGCAACTCAAGCTAAAGTTTTAGAAAATATTGGATTAGAAAAAGAAGAAACAGAAACACCTAAAGAAAGATTTAGATCACTTCCTAAAGAAGAACAGGAAACATTTAAAGAACAAACTGGCAGTAAAAATATTGGATTAATTAAAAGTGCTGGAAAAGCTTTTTCTAATTTAGCTGGAAAGATTGAATCAAGAATAGAAACGATTATGGATGATCCACAGAAAAGAGCTTTATTCTATGCTGGCTTAGATACAATTGATCAATCATCAAGGATCAAGCCTATTACTCAAGCTCAATCTCCTTTTGGTATGATAGCGGGTGGATTAAAAAAAGGTGTTCAAACAGTTAAAAAAGAAGAACTAGCACAAGCTAATGTAGAAGCAAGATCAAGATCAAAAGATGTTGCTAATAGATTAAAACTTTTAGAGTTTGAGTTAAAGAGAGATGAGCCGGGAGCTTATGAAATATCTTCTACTAAAGCTTTAGATAAAAAATTAGAAGGCATACAATCTGCTACATCTACTGTTCCTTTATATGGAGGAATGAAAAGATTAGTAAAACAAAGAATAGATCAAGGAAATTTTGAGTTACCTGTCGGTGTTATTAGAGAAAAAATTCCAACAAGTTTACAAGCAATTAACGACTTATTACCTCAAAATTTAAAACAAGGTAGAGAATTTTTTCAAAATATTTCAGATGAAGCTGCATTTATTGGTAAATTTAAAAAATTAAATACTGATATTGTATTAGATAAAATTTCAAATACTAAGTTAGTTCCTGTATCAGATAGGGACGTTGAATTAGTAAGAGAAACAGTTACACAAACCGCAAATACTCCACAAGTATTTTTAGCAACACTTAGATCAGGTGATGCTTATAATTTTTTAAACGCAGAAAAAGTAAAATACGGAGATGTTTTTAAACAAGAACGTGGTTTTAAAAGAGGTAGTAAAAGAAACTTTGACCAAGAATTTAATTCAAGAGGTGCTCAAATGATTAGAAATAATTTATATGCTGAGTATGGTGAAGATAAAATTAAAGATGAAGCTAGAAAATTAGGTTTTAGTGAAGATTATAAAAAATATGAAGATGGTCAAGATGGTTATTCTCCTTATGCTTTAGCAGAAGCAAAAGCATCTTTAGATATGGGTGGAGTAGATAATTATAGTCAAATGCAATCTGGTATACAAATCGGAGGAAACACAACAACAACGGTTACTGGAACTAATGTTCAAACTCAGCCAGATAACTGGAAACAAAAATATCCTAATATTGGTAAGACACAGGAGAAATAATCATGAGTAGTGAAATTTTAAAAACTACTGATGAGACAATCATAGCTCCTGATAATTCTGAAATCGAAGAAAAACAAAATGCTCAAGTTGTAAACGAATCAGCTAAAACTGCAGAGTTAGATGATCAATTAACTAACGAATCAGATGTAAGTCAAGCTAATCAAATAGCTAATCCTGAAGATTTATTTATGTCAGACGCTGAAGTAATGACTACACCTTCATTATCTAATAAAACACAAAGAGTATTTGACGTTTATAATTCTTTTCAAAAAGATATTGGTCCATTTGTAACTTATGATGAAGCACAAAGTATCGTAGATAGTGGTTACGATAATGATGTTTATTTAAAAGTCATTAAAGATGTAGAAGCAAGACGAGATAAAGATGTTGAATCATTTACCAATGAAGGTAGAGATTTTAATTTAGTATCAGATGCTCTTACAAGTGTTAGAAAAAAAGTCGGTGAAGGTGGAAAAGAAAATATCGCAGAAAATTTAAATTTAAATAATTTTAAAGATAACTATTCTATTATTAAAGAATTTATAGATGAAGATGATGTTTATAAAATAGCGGGTATTAATCCAGAACTTCCTGGCGCTAATAAAAATGTTAGAGCTATTTTAAGTTTTGCAAAATATGATGATAATACAATAGCTCAACAAGCAACCGATGCGTTAGTTGCAAATCTTGATCCTAAAATACAAGACAAATATAATAGTCTTAATTATAAAGGACCGAGGATCCACGTTCAAAATTATCAATTTGATGATGGCAAGAAAAGATTAATTTACAAAATACCTAAAGAGTTAGGTGGAGATAATAAATATCAACTCTTTAATAAACCGGGTTTAAGTTTTGAAGATTTCGCAGGGTTCACTGGAGATTTAATTCCATTAGCTTCAGAAATTACAGCGGGTATTTATTCAGCACCATCGGGTCCAGGAGGAGTTGCCGTATCAACAGCGTTTGCAGGCGGTTTCTCTGAAATGTTAAGATTATATATTGGAAAAGAATTAGGTGTAAATCAAGACTTATCTGATGCTGATATTATTAAAGAAGGTTTAAAACGTGGTGCTATATCAGGAGCTGCTACAAGAGTTGCTTTTCCTGTATTTAATCAAGCTGCAAAATTATTTAAAAATTTATCTGGGTCTATTGCTAAAAAAGTTGGAATGGGAAAATATACAACTGGAACTTTATCAAATAAAGTTATTAAAGATGTTCTTTACAATTATAAAAACGGATTGAATCAAGATCAAAGTACAGATGATGTTATAAAACAAATTAAAGATCAACTATCTCGATCAACAGATGAAGGTGGTGCTGGATTAGATCCTAAAGAAGTAGATAAAATTATTAATAAAACTTTTGGAAATAATAATCCAGGCTCTGCTCTTCAAGCAATGGAATCTTCTGCTAAAGTAACTCCACAAGGATTAGGTCGAAAAGAAGTAGGAGAACTAGTTGGACCAGAAGGTAAAAAAGCAGCGGTTGATTTTGAAAAAGCTTCAATAGATGCTGTTGATGAAGCTATGGAAAAAATTCTTCAAGTTAAGTTTAAAAAAGTACCTATAGGAACTACACAAAGAGAAGTATTTGAAGGTCCATTAAATATAGCAAAATTAAAATCACAAAATAAGCAAATTAGATTATCTGATGTATCAGAAAAATTAAATAAAGAATGGGATAATTTATCAACACAAGTTTATAATAGATTTAAAAATAACCCTGAAGAATTAAATTTTAATAAAGTATTAATTAAATTCGTAGATAATTTAAATACACAGAATTATACTATCTCTAATAGTATTAGAGGACAAGTTGATGCTTTTTATAAAAATACTAAATTAAAAATTCCTAGAAGTACCAAAAAATTAGAATCACCATCTAAAATATTTGACGAAACAGCAAATGCATTAAAGAGTAAAATGAATCAATTAAAAGGTTCTGATAATGAGTTTGCTAAACAGCAACTCGCTGAATATAAAAATACTTTTGATGCTTTAAAATTTTTAAAAGGACAATATCAAACTGGTAAAGAATTTAATTACGCAGATTTGCTTAATGCAAAATCTATGTTAGATGATATTGCTGCAAAAAATCCATCTTTACAAAATGCTATTAGTAAAACACAAGCTACACTATCGTCTGTAATAAATACAGCTCCTCCTTTACCCGCTAAACTTGCAGCACAACAATCAGCTTTCATAAATGGTAAAGCGATGATGAGAGGTAAAGTATTTGGAGATATAATTAAAAAATTAGGAGGAACTCCAAGAGGACCTGTTGCTCAAGCTAAAGCTACTCAAGAAGATTTCTTTCCAGTATTATTTGGTAATAAAGCAGAACAAAAAGCAGCGGCTGCTTATTTAGGAAATTTTATGAAAGGTAATACTAATAAATTAGATCAAAGAATGATTAATGATTTTAAAACTTTAATTTACGATAGATTTATAAAAGAAACAACTGGACCTAATGCTATACCTGCAAGAAAATTTTTAAATAATTATAGAGGTTCATTAGAACAAATATTTACTAAACCTGAATTAGCTACATTTAGAAACGCCGTTTCTGTTAAAAACGCTATTGAAACTATTCAAAGAAAAAGATTAACTTTAAATGTTCAAGCACAACGAACTATGCCTTTACTTAAAAATGTAAATGTAGAAGATATTAATCCTTTTATGATTGCTGATCAAATTTATGGTAATCCTAATCTATCTCCTAAAGCTGTAAATCAATTCTTTAGTTCTATTACTAGAGATCAACAAGATTTAGTTAGAGGTTATTTTATGAAAACTTTATTTGATAATACTAAAACAGCTTCTGGTATTTTAGGTAAAGATACAGTAGATGGTGGTAAAATGTTTCAGTGGTTTAGTGATGGTAGAAATCAACAAATTTTTGAAAATGTATTTGGTAAACAGCAAGTTAAAAATATGAAAACTTTATCAGCTGCTTTAGAGTTTATGCAAAGACCAGAAAAATATATTAAACCTGGTTTTATGACAGAAGCTGAAGCTGATCGAGTAAGACAAACTGCAACTCGTATGATTTATGGTCCTTTATCACATGAAAACGTTGTAATTAAAGGTGCGTTATTCTTTTTAAATAAATTAGATACTAAGCTAGGAAGAGAATTATTTGACTATGATTTCTTTGTAGAAAAATTTAAAAATAGTTATGCTTTTAAATACGCTCCACAATTAAATGATGAAGCATTTACTAAACTATTTAATAAATACGATGCGGGTTTAACTCAAAGAGCTTATACAGGAACAACAGCAGCAATAGGTGGAACTGGAACTGAGCAAACTTTAAGAGGAACTTTAGAAGAAGATACAGGGCTTCCAACACTTCCAGTATTAGAAACAATTGCGGCGGCTCCTTTTGTAGGTGGAAAAGAAACTGTAAAAACATTTAGAAGTGGTTTAAATAATCTTCTTGATTCTATTAATACAGATGAAACAACTAAAAGACAAATTAGAGAATTAAAAAAGTTTAAAGAAAAAGACATAGAGAGTGTTAAGAAAAAATAAAGGCTGCTATTGCGAAAATCTCGCAATCTGTTGGCTTCAAGAACAAGGTTATTTTGTATTTAAAGGCGTACAGACGCAATCGGCTGTCGATATGGTGGCCGTAGATCCTAAAACTTTAGAAACGATACTTATAGATGTAAAGATGGTATCTCGCAGAAAGTCTGGTCCTAAAAAAGGCCACGAGATAGGACGTATGGCTAGAGTTGATAACAAAAAAATACATATTTTAAAAGTAGATTTAGAAACAAAACAATGTAGAATAGTAAAAAAGAGGAATAAAAAATGATATTAAGAAAAAACACAAATTGTATAGTTATTCATTGTGCTGCAACTAAACCATCTATGGATATTGGTGCAGACGAAATAAGAAAATGGCATAAAGATGAAAGAGGGTTTGACGATATTGGTTACCATTATGTTATTAAACGTAATGGTGAATATGAAATAGGGAGACCTTTAGCTTTTCAAGGAGCACATGCTGTCGCTGTTAATAATCGTAGTATAGGTGTATGTTTAATTGGTGGATTAAGCGAAGATAATCAACCTGAAAATAATTTTACATTAGAACAGTTTTTAACTTTAAAAGATGTTATAGAAATAATTAAAAAACAATATTTAAATATTAAAGAAATTATAGGTCATTGTGATGTGGAATCAAAGAAACCACATTGCCCGGGATTTAATGTACAAGAATGGTTAAATAAGGAAGATATAAAATGTGGTTAAGTGCAATTAAATTAGCAATTCAGGCGGGAAGCCATATCTATAAAAATAAACAGCAGACTAAAATGCTTATGTCAGATGCACAGAAACGTCATGCTGAGGCTATGGCTAAAGGAGAAGCTGACTATCAAGGAAAATTATTAGAAGCTAGACAATCAGACTGGAAAGACGAATTCATTTTGATTTTATTGTCTGCGCCTATCGTTATGTTAGCTTGGGCAGTTTGGTCCGAGGATCCTGCTGCGATGGACAAAATGAAATTGTTTTTTGAATACTTTAGTGATTTACCATTTTGGTATCAAACAATATTTGTAGGTGTTATAGCTAGTGTCTACGGATTAAAAGCAACTAATTTAATTAAGAGGAAATAATGAAAACATTTTGGAAATTAGCAGATAGATTTGCTTGTTGGTTGTCAAATAAATGTTGGCAAAAATTATACAAGAAAAGAAAATTCTGTAAGTGTAAAGATACTAAATAAATATTTCTTTCCACTTATCACCAGTTATTTCGTCAGCAAGTTTCTTTTTATTGCTGAGAGTTTCTAGTATTTTTTCGTCTATCGTTTTAGGACACACAAAGTCTATATAAGTTACTTTATCTTTTTGACCAATTCTATGTGCTCTATCTTCAGATTGAAGTCTTACTTCCATATCATAGGTATTATTAAAATAGATAACTGTCTTTGCGTTAGTTAAAGTTAGACCGTAACCTCCCGTTCGAGGTTGGCCTATAAAGTATTTAATTTTACCAGCTTGAAATTTCTCGACTATTTCTTGACGAACTTCGGACTCTGTCTCACCATAATATGTAGCTACATTACTTGCACCATATTTTTTAGCCAGTGCATCATAGATCATTTGTATCGTTCTTCTAAATGTAGCCCATATGATAACTCCGCCTTGTGTCTCTTCAAGTACATTAAGTAGTTCTTCTAGTCTTGGATTAGCTCCAGAAATAACTTCCTCTGTACCATCGTCAGATTTAATAAAACCACATAATATCTGCTGTAATCTTAAAATTCGTGTGATTATAAGAGGTGCTGTCACTAATTTTTCACTTTCTAGTTCTAATATAGCTCTTTTCTTGAGCGTGTGATATAGCCGCTTCTGGTCACGATTTAGCTCAATTTCTCGTTTTAAGCGAATTTTAGGTGGTAAATCTAAGCATTCATCTTTAGTTACTCTATAACTATAAGGTTTTAATATTTCTTGTAATTCTTCTAATCTTTGATAACCTACGATTTCGTCAAAACTATGAGTAGATGTTCTTCTACGTCTTACAACACAATAAGCATTACGATATGCATAAAAACTAGATTGAAGAATATACTCATCAAGAAAATTCATTTGAGCCCATAAATCTAAAGGACCTTGGGTCACGGGAGTTCCTGTAAGGACTCTTCTGTATTTAGCCATCTTACCTAATTTAAGAACAGCTTTAGTTCTTCTAGCAGTTCTATGTTTAATACTTGTACTTTCATCTATACAGAAAAAAGAATTACCTGTATTTAATAAACGTTGTAAATAATTTTTTCCTTTATCTGTAGAGAGAGCTTCTATGTTAACAATAAAAAATCTTAACTTCTCTGATTCTTTTAAAAAGTTTGTAAGTTCTTCTATATTCTTTTTAGTTTCTACAGGTGACCAGATACAAACTTTTGAAAACTGAACCACATCTTCTGGCATATGAGTTTTAAACTCAGAACCGAACCAGTTACGATATACACCTTTAGGTGCAGCAATGATAGCAGTGTCAATACTACCTTTACGAAATAGATAAGCGATGTTGTCAATAATAACTTTAGACTTTCCAGTCCCTTGTTCCATAAATAGAGCATAAGCCTCCTTATCTTTACTATTCATAAAAGCATCAAACTGATGTTTAAATGGTTTAGTTTTAAACTTATAGTTTATAAAATCTTTATCATCAATAAATTTTACTTGCATATAAAACTTTCTGTTTTCTATTTTTAAATTTACTTATAGAGAATTTTCGATATAAGTAAATAGTAAAAAGAAAGGAGAACTAAATGGGTAAAGTTTATATCGTACAAGAGAACCCTAACGTTAATGTCTTGAGTGCAGGTCGTTTTGGTGAATTAATACCATTACTTCCACCTGGAAGGCAAATAACTTTATCTCCTGCTCCTATTGTAAGAATGCTAAAATCTAAATTAAAAGATTATAGCGATAATGACTATCTGCTTGCAATGGGTGATCCTGCTGCAATTGCAATAGCATCTATGGTAGCAGGTGACGTAAACAGTGGTGTCGTTAATATACTTAAATGGGACAGAGAAAATAAAGCCTATTACAGTGTAACTGTTGACATCTATAACAGAAAGGAGAAAGAGAATGTCTAAAGAAGCGAACTGGATCTTTGACGAGGTTGAAAAACACGAGAAGAAAAAGAAATTACCAGATGTTGGTTTAGAAGTTGTAACTAAAATCGGTAATAAGCTTGTAGATAGAAATAGACAACTTGCGAAAAAGGAAGAGGAGTTAAAAGCTCTAAAAGCCGAAATTCGTGAGATACAAGAAAAAGAACTGCCGGATGCTATGCAAGCATGTAACGGCTTAACTCGTTTTGATCTGAAAGACGGAAGTCAAATAACAGTGAAAGACGATATATTCTGTTCTTTTAAACTAGATAAAAAAGCAGATGCTTTAAAATGGTTAGAGAAGAACGGACATGCGGAACTAATTAAACATGATGTTAAAGTTAGTTTCCCTAAGGGAAAGTATGATCAAGCTGATGATCTGATTAATGTATTATCTAAAAAATTTAAAGATATACCTTATGATGAAAAAACAGACGTGCATGCTGGAACTTTAAAAGCTTGGGCCAAAGACCAATACAAATTAGGTGAAACATTACCTGAGGAGTTATTTAATGTCTATGAAGCAAGCGTTGCTAAAATAAAGCTAGGAAAGGAGAAATAAATGGCTGAAAAACAAGTAGCAAAAAAGTCAAGCTCTAATAAAGTAACAGTGTTAGATGACTTGATTATGAAGACTGCTGGTCAAGGTTTAGAGAATGTCACTAACGATGATATTACTATTCCACGATTAGCTATCGTGCAGACCAACTCACCTCAACGTAGTAAAAAAGATGAGAAATACATTGAGGGAGCTGATGAAGGTCATATCTATAATACTGTCAGTAGTGAATTATATACTGAGGGTATGACGATTATACCTTGCGGGTATCGTAAAACTTATGTTGAATGGGTACCTAGAGAAAAGGGAGGCGGGTTAGTAGCGATTCACGATGCTAAACCTGAAGGAACGACCACTGATCCTAAAACTAGAAAGTCGTTTTTAGGCGATAATCAAATTGTTGATACCGCTGAACACTTCGTTTTAGTTAATAAGAACGGTGTACATGAGCCTGCTGTACTTACAATGACTTCTACTAATTTATCAGTTTCAAGAAAGTTAAATACTTTATTGAAAATGAAAAAGATAAATGTAAAAGGTCAAACTGTAAGTCCACCTTCATTCTTATATGAATTTAATTTATCAACTGTACAAGCAGAGAATGACTTAGGCAGATGGTATAAATATAAGATAGAAGAAACAGGTCAAGTAAAATCTCAAGATGTGTTTAAGCAAGCTCAAGCGTTTGCTGATTCAGTATCTGAGGGTAAAGTAAAAGCATCAGAACCGGTTGATACTGAAGTGGCGGATGATGTTGGAGAGGACTCTGAAGAGGCTCCTTTCTAAATGCTTTACGAAGATTTTTACAGGGTCTTTCCTGGCCTATCGAGAGTTTATGGTCGTTTTGTCGTAACAGGCAAAAAAGGATTAAAGCTTGATGGCTTTGGAAAGACCTTTCGTGAACCTTACATCAAAGAGTTATGGAAAGAACACCTAGAGGGTAAGCAACATCTAGGTGTTGTTCCAATTAATGAAGATAATAAATGTAAGTGGGGTTGTCTTGATGTTGACGACTACGCTGTAGATTTAGAACAATTATCAAAAGATTTTAAAGAAAAGAATTTAATTATAGCACGATCAAAATCAGGTGGTGCTCACATATTTATATTTACTAAAAAATTTGTACCTGCGTCTAAAATGATACAGAAATTAAAAGATATTGCAGATGCTTATGGTTTCGTTAAATATGATTTAAGACCTCAACAGAATAAACTTATAGACGATAACGATTGCGGTAGTTGGTTAAACATGCCTTACTTTAGCTCTGACGAAACTGATCGTTACGCCTTATATGATGGTAAAGCTCTATCAGCAAAACATTTTATACAATGGATAGATAAATTTGCAGTTAATAGTTTAGATGATATTGATTTAAGTTTTATCAATAAAGTTAATGATGTAGAAGATAAAATACCAGGAGGCCCTCCTTGTTTACAACATTTATTATCAGCAGGCGGAATCGCGGAAGGTGGTCGTAATAATGGATTATTCAATCTAGGCGTTTATTTAAGAAAATCAGATGAAGAACATTGGCAAGAACGATTAGAAGAATTTAATGAAAAATATATTGTACCGGCATTAAAACCTAGAGAGTTTACATCAGTATTAAATAGTCTTGATAAAAAAACTTATAATTATAAATGTAATGATTCGCCGATTAACTCAGTATGTCAACGTCCTAAATGTTTAACATGTAAATATGGAATTAACGAAGATGGGCAAATGCCTATTTTAAATAGTGTAACGAAGATGTTAACTAAACCACCTACTTACTATTTAACTTTAAATAGTAAAAGAATTGGTCCTTTAAGAGCAAAACAAATTTATAATTTTTTAGACTTTAAAGAAATCGTATTTGAAAATTTAGATATGTTATTACCTAAAGTTAATGAAAAGATATGGACAGAAACAGTAAATGATTTAATGCAAAAAATAGAACATGTTGATGTACCTGAAGATAGTAGTAATGAAGGACGACTTTACGAACTACTAGAAAGATTTTGTACAGGGTCAACATCTTCTACTGAATTAGAGGATTTACTTCGTGGTAAAGCTATTGTACAAGATGAAAATACTGAATTTAGAATTAACGACTTTATGGAATTTTTAGATAGACATAGATTTAAAGAATTTAAATTACATGAAATTACTGCTTATCTTAAAAATTTAGGTGCCACTCATAGTGGTAAAAAGATAAAAGGTAAATTTACTAATACATGGACAATTAAAAGTTTTCAGAATCAAACTGAAGAATTTAAACAACCTAAAATAGAAAGAGAGGTTTATGAATAAAGCAAGAGCAATAAATATACTATTAGAACATGCTAAAAGAAGCACTGATCCTAAAGACGATGCTTACGCTGTTAATAACGATGCTTTAACAGCTGCAATTTTATTTATGGAAAGAGATATTCAAGCAAATAGAATTGACGCTAATGTTCCTATTAATGGAGCAACTACAAACATAAAGAAAGGAATGTAATGATTTTATTTTTTGATACAGAGACAAGCGGTCTCTGGCGAAGGGACTTGCGTGAAGATCACAATGATCAGCCACACTTAGTGAGTTTAGCAGCACAAATGTGTGATAATAACGAAAAGATAGTTCATCAAATATCTTTTGTATTTAGTCCAGGTTTTTTTAATATTCCTAAAGAAGCTTCTGATGTGCACGGTATATCTCAAGAATACGCAGAGGAAGTAGGTCTAAATACTAAAAAA